AGCGTGACACCCAACTGCTCGTGGAGCGGTACCACATCCCCGACGAGTACCTCGAATTCATTGGCGAGGGCACGTTCGAGGAGAAGGAAGCCCGCGCCGCGAAGGTCGGCCAAATGGTGCAACCGAAAAGCGATGCGCCGGAACGTCCCCCAACGGACCGCCCGGTGTCATCGATGAAGCCTGGTGCTTCGCCCTCAACCCCTCCAGTGGAGGACCACTCATATCCCGCCAACTGGGGCTTCCAGCCTCCCGCGGGCACCTAGAAAGGAACACACATGGCTAACGAAGCCAAGCCGCTGTTCCGCCCCGGCCAGGACGTCACCGCCCTGACCACAGCGGATGTCATCGGCAAGCGATTCGTCGGCGTGTCCGCCACGCGGGACGCCAGCACGGGCCTGGTGAAGGTCGCGCACGCCACCGGAGCCGCGAAGGCGTTCGGTGTCGCCGGCTACGACATCGCGTCCGGCAAGCACGGCACCATCCACCGCGGCGGGATCCTGTTTGTCACCGCGGGCGGCGCCATCGCTGCCGGCGCTCAGGTCGAGGTCGGCACCGACGGCAAAGCAGTCACCCTCGCTTCGGGTGTCGCAGTCGGGCAGGCCCTAGAGACCGGCACCAACAACAACGACGTGCTCATCGCACTGAACGTCTGAAAGGAGGGGAACTAGAATGGCTACCAGCTACTCGCAGGAATACCCGCTCGGAACCCCTTCGGTGTCCGGCAACAGCTACACCGTTGACCTGATGCTCAAGGAACCCACTCGCATCAACAACTACGTCTCGAACGTGGCGTTGTACGGGTACTTCGCTGAGCGCATCTTCAACAACGGCGGCGGCGTTTCCGGTGGGGCACTGCTCTACACCCAGTTGACCGCTAACGATCTGTTCCCGACCCGTCGGGCGCAGAAGGTCGCGCCGGGGGCTGAGTTCCCCGAGGTGACGTTCGATCGTCCCGAGCCCAAGACCGCGCAGGTCGAGAAGCTCGGCGGCAAGTTCCTCGTCACCGATGAGGCACGCGACCGCAACGACCTGTCGGCGATCCAGTCGGAGGCCACTAAGCTGGGCAACGACATCCGCGACCAGTTGCACACCCGTGCACTTGCCGAGCTGGATGCCAGCATCACCGCGATCGGTTCAGCGGTGCAGGTGACTTCCACTTCGTGGGCTGACGCTGCGGCGCTGACCCTCACCACCACGGCGAACAACCTGCTTCCGGCAGCGGACTTCGCCGAGCTGGACAAGCGGGCCGCGAACCTGCGTCTGGGCAACAAGTACAACCTGTGGATCGTGAACCCGCAGGAAGCCGCGAACTTCGACATCATCTACGGAGGCAACGCTTCTGCGGTGCTCGCCCGTTACGGGGTGTCGATGGTCGCTACTCCGCTGGTGACCGCCGGCACCGCGTACGCGGTGCAGGAAGGCCAGGTTGGTCAGGTCCGGTACGAGCAGCCGCTCCAGACCGTCACCTACCGCGAAGAGCGCATCGAAGCCACCTGGACCCAGTCCTCGGTGCGGTCGGTGTACGCGGTGACCAACCCCTACAACGCGGTGAAGATCACCGGTCTGGCGGCCTGATCATGGCTGAGCGGACAGTGAAACTCGGGTCGATGTTCTACATCGATGAGGACGGTCGCGCTCGGCGTGGTGAGGTCGGCGAGAAGATCAAGGTGCACGCGGATTTCGTGAAGAAGTTCGATGACCTGAATGTTCTCGCTGATGACGTCGATACCTTCGCGATCAATGTTGTTCCGCCTGTGGCCCCGGAGGCTGTGGAGGCGGAGGAACGCGAAGTCCCGCGTCGTGGTCGTCCCCGCAAGGATTCGGACGACTAGAAGTGGCTACCCCGTACGCCGAGCTAGGCGACCTCCAAGCACTATTCCCGCGCGAGCTGCCGCCCGCCGAGGAAGCACGCGCTGAGGCGCTGCTGGAGAAGGCTTCGTTCTGGCTCGGCGTATGGGTGCCCGAACTTGTCGGTTCGACGGATGAGGCGGTCCTAGAGGCCGCTAAGTACATCGTGATCGACATGGTTACTCGCTCACTGCTGTCTACGGCGGCAGCCCGCCCCGATGGAGCCGAAAGTGTTTCCCGCACTGCCGGTGTATACGGGGAAAGCATCAAGTTCCGGGATCCTGACGGCAACCTGTTCCTATACGCACGGGAGTTGGAAGACCTTGAAGGTCTGATCCGTGGGTGCCGATCGAAGGCTGTGTCATACCCGTCTCCGGGGCTATGAGCTTCCCTACGCCGTTCACGGTCGGCCACCACGCCTACTCTTCGACCACCGAAGACGATTACGGCCGAGAAGACCCAACCTTCACCCCCGCCCAAGATGCTGACGGTGTCGAGAAAGCGGTGTACGGGTGGGCGAACCCTACCGGTACGGAACCGAAGTTGGCAGGCCACGACCGTGTCGTGGTTGAGGTCGAGTTGTATGCCCCGCCTTCGTTCAACCCCGGCCCGCACGACCTTATCGACCTCCCCAACGGGCAGTTCGAAGTCATCGGTTACCCGGAGGACTACACGCACGGCCCGTTCGGTTTTCAGCCGGGCTACGTCGTCAATTTGCGGAGGGTTGAAGGGTGATTGTCGTTCATCTGCTTGATGGTGAAACTGAAGAGTCTGACGATGCCACCCGGTTCGCCACCGATGAGCACAACAACCTGTGCCTATACACAGGGAAGAACACGGACAAGCTGCTTGCTCTGTATCACCCGTCTGTGTGGGCGAAATGTGAGGTGGCCGATGACGATCAAGGTTAAGCACAAGGTCGGCGGCTACTACAAGGTTCGTTCTTCGGGAGGTGTGCAGGCGTTTCTAGAGGGTGCTGCGGAGAGTGTTGCTTCGCGGGCGAATGCCCAGTTGGCGGGCGGTAAGGGGTTTTTGACGTCTAGCCGGCAGGGCGCTAAGCGGCCTCAGGGTCGGTGGCGTACCAGTGTCGCGGCAGTCAGCCCCTACGCCAAGCGGGCCAACGCGAAGCGCAACATCCTGATTAAAGCGTTGAGCGGATGAGCGGGTTCTGGCTGCCCGACGCCCCCGGTGTCCTGACGGGCATCAAGATCCTGAAAGAGGGTCAGCCCGCGATCAAGGTGTCCGATGAGATGCCGACGACGCGCCCGAACCGGATCATCCTTGTCTCACAGGTCGATGCGTCCCGGCCGAATCCGGTGCAGTCAGTGCACCGGCTCCTGATCGAGTGCTGGCTGGCGAAATCGTTGCGCCCCACGGTGAACATCGAACGATGGTGCGGCGAAGTGTCGTCCGTGTTGCGGTCTTCTGCGGGGTCCACGTACGGCGGGGTGTTCTCGTACGGCTGGCACAACCAGCAAGGCCCCGTCGATTTCGATGACCCTGACGTCACCGATATGGATCGGTGGCAGTTCCATGGAGACCTCCGGCTCTCCACCAAAGGCTCCTGAGCCTCTTAGATTTTGCGGCCCAGATCGCAAAAAGTGCAGTACCCCTTTCGGCCCCGTCCAAGCGCCTGAAAGGAAAACACAATGGCGGACTCTAAGAACGTCTGGGCCGCGGGTCGGTCATCGGACGATGAAGCATTCTTCGGCGGTGTCCTCGGGACGCCGCTCCCGACTGACGCGGTCGATGTCCTCGACGCTGGCCTAGAACCGCACGGCTGGATGGGTGATGACGGGTTCGTCAACAACATCCAGCGTGACGTCACCAAGCACCGCGACTTCGCCGGCACTGTCATCAAGACCACGCAGGACACCTACGAGGAGACCGTGGCGGTCACCTGCTGCGAGTCGAACCCGGCGGTGTTGAAGACCGTGTTCGGTGATGACAACGTCAACGTCGAATTCACCGGCGGTCACCGCAAGATCACGATCCGACACGACGAGGCCCCGCTGCCCCGCAAGAGCTTTGTGGTGCGTGTCATTGACGGTGTGAAGACCCGCATGCTGGTCATCCCCGAAGGGCAGGTCACCGAGGTCGGTGAGATCACTTGGCTTTCCTCGGAACTGGTGCAGTACACCCTGACGATCGACTGCTTCACCCCGCGTGCGGGCGAGTACCCGGACAACCCGGCAGCAGTCAACGAGTACATCGATGAGCCCGACGTCGATACCGACGATGACGCCGAGAATGTCGTCACCCTGGGTTCGCCGTCGGCTGGCACGTTCACCTTGACGTTCCGCGGCAAGACCACAGACACCATCGCCTACAACGCGACCGCGGCTGCGGTGAAGACCGCTCTGGTGGCCTTGGACGACGGCTTCGGCGCCTCGGATTGGGTTGTCACCGGTTCCGCTGGTGGCCCGTACACGATCATCACACCCGGTGGTGTCGTGACCGGTTCCGGTTCAGGCCTGACGGGCGGCACGTTCAGCATCGCCTAACCCCTAGTACCCGCCCGGTGAGTCAATCCGTGGACGGGGCCGCTCACCGGGCGGCCCTATGGCCCCGAACACGGCAGAGTAGAGAGACCCCGTCCACATGACCGATATTGTTCCCGCCTCAGATCCGCGTGTCCGCGTCTATCTGACCTTCCATCCAGAGGGCAAAGACCCGTTGACGGTGTCGTTGCCGCGCTGGGATTTCCTCGACGAAGCTACAGTCAGGGACATCAAGGCAGCTTTGCGGCGGATCAAGCAGGACGCCGAGAAGCAGGCCGATGAAATCCGCCGCACGTTCCGCCGCTATCAGACTGAACTACGCAAGCATCAGAAGGCGTTGAATGCGTGGGAGAAACGCCTCGACGACCCCGAGATTGATGATCCGGGTGAGGAACCGATCGAACCGGAGCGTCCTGACTTCGGGGACACCCTCGATGAGCGTGAAGCGGAACGCATCTCGTCGCTGAAGATCTTCGAGATCGTTTTGTCGAAGGCGGAGTACCGGGTGGTGGAGAAGTGCACCACCGCCGAGTTGGTGCAGGCCCGCAAGATCTGGGACAAAGCTACTGCGGTTCCGTTGGGGGAATTATTGGCCTCTCCGACCTCCTCGACGGAGAGCACGGAGGGGCCGTCCGAGCGGACTTGCTCTGCCGAGGATGGACAGTCAGAGACATCGGACGAAAGCTCTCCTGGGGAGACGTCCGAGACTTCGTGACCTGGCTGCCCCCGAACGGTGACTCGGCGTATTACCGGTCGTTGCATCCCCGTTCGTGGTGGTGGACACCACTGTTCGACTTCCTGGCAATGATTTTGGTGACGTTGCAGGGCGCGAACTGGCAGCGCGGCCGGGGTAAGGGTCCGCGCCCGAAGATTCAGAAACGTCCGTCGGACAAGCCTGCGCAGGTGAAGTCGGTTGCCGAGCTGGACGAGAAGAAACGCGCCCAGTCCGAACATCTTCGGAAACGCAGGGCACAAAAAGCTAAGGCGAAGGGGGTGGCATAAATGGCTGAAGGTCTTGAACTTGCCACAGCTTACGTGAGCCTGGTAGCCGAGACGTCGAAGATGAAGAAGCAGATTGCTTCTGCTTTGGATGAAGTTGACCGCCTGCCTGCCGGTAAGAAGCTCGGGCTGACGCTGAGTAACAATCTTGCTAACGCTTTGGGTGGGGACAAGCCTAAAAAGGCTGCGGCGAAAGCCGGTGAGGAAGCCGCTCGCGCCTATGAGGAGGCGATGCGGCAGCGGCTGCGGGGCGAGAAGATTGGCCGAATGATCGGTGAGCCGATCGGTAAGGGTATCGGCCTGGCGATCAAGGGTGGCATTGGTGTGGCTGCCGCTGGTGCGACTGCTGCGGTGGGCACTTTGGTAGCTTCTCTGACTAAGGGCTTCACCCGGCTGCGGAACATCGATAACGCCAAGTTCAAGTTGGAGGCGTTGGGTAATTCGGCGGCTGATGTCAAGAAGATCATGGACAACGCGAACAAGGCTGTGAAGGGTACGGCGTTCGGGTTGGATGCTGCGGCGACTACCGCTTCAACAGCGGTGGCTGCCGGGGTGGCTCCGGGGACGGATCTGACGGCGTATTTGACGAATGTTGCTGATGCGGCGGCGATTGCTGGTTCCTCGATGGAGGACATGGGTTCCATCTTCAACAAGGTGCAGACCAACGGCTCCGCGATGACCGACGACTTGCAGATGTTGGCTGACCGTGGGCTCCCGATCTTCACGTGGTTGCAGAAGCAGTACAAGGTGACCGGCGAGGATCTGCGGAAGATGGTTGAGGACGGCAAGGTGTCGTCGGCTGACTTCAACCGCGCTATCTCGGAGAACCTTGGTGGGGCTGCGCAGAAGATGGGGCAGTCGTTCGAGGGCGCGATGCAGAACCTCGATGCCGCGTTGGGTCGTGTCGGGGCGACTCTGTTGGGGATCCCGTTCAACGAGGCTTCTGGCGGTATCGGTTCTATCACTGAATCGTTGGACAAACTCAACTCGTGGATGACGGCGCACCAGGACTCCATGATCGACTTCTGGGCGAATTTCGGGAAGTTCAGTATTGCCGCTGTCCAGGACGTGCTACTGACTGTCGGCAGCATCATTTTGGCGTTCGCGCAGTTGCAAAACGCGGTCGGCGACATTCTCGGCGGGATGGCGAAGTTCCAGGCGTGGGGTAAGGATCTCGCCGGCCGCCACGATGAGGCCGATGATCTG